CGTTTCGAAGAGTTTCGGGTGGGTACACCACAGGCTCACCTACGTACACGCGCTGAACTCATTGCAGTTACGGAGGTTGGTGACGCGTACTGCGAAGGACCTCTGCTCGCTGGACGTGATCTAGCGGCTGCAGGGTTCAAGATGACGAAGTCGTGGTTGACCGTCGGAGACGATCGTGTCTCTGCCGGATGTAACGAGAACGCGAGTGCAGAAGCGATCGCACTCGAGTCTCAATTCCCGAGTGGCCACATGCGACCGCTGCGTTTCCCAGGTTGCAGGTGTTCACTACAAACGTACGCCGACTGACGGCGAAAGGAGTAATGGAGATGCCAGGTGCAATGGAACAGTTCCAAGCGTTCCTAGATAGTCTGGACGTCGACACGCGAGAAGCGGTGGTCACTCACACCACAGCCTTGAAGTCGGCGCTCGAGAAGGAACGTGTAGCGAATAAGGATGCGAAGCAGATGCTTCGTGAGGGGATTCTGTTTGACGAACCATTCGCGGGTGAGATCATCACGATGGAGGCAGAAGCGAACGGACAGGTGCCTTCGCAGTACCTCATGAAGGTGATCAAGCCAGGCTGGGGTTCATCCGGCTACTACGCAGAGTCGATGCTCAAGCGTGACGGTAACAGTGCATTCCCACGTGGAACGCATATGTACGTAAACCATCCGTCACTCTCAGAGGAAACCGACCGACCAGAACGAAGCCTGCGAGATCTCGGAGCGGTCTTGATGGAAGACGCTCACTGGATGGGAGATGGCCCACGAGGCCCAGGATTGTACTCGAAGGCAAAAGTCTTCGAAGCGTTCCGACCTTTCCTGAAGGAAGCCGCACCCTTCATCGGCGTAAGCATTCACGCCCTCGGTACAGGTAAGGCTGGTGAGGTTGAAGGCAAGAACGGCATGATCATCGAGAAGCTGATTCCATCTCCCTACAACAGTGTCGACTTTGTGACGAAGGCCGGCGCTGGTGGAGCAGTAGTAGCGGCGATCGAAAGTGCCTCACCCATCAGTGTGCTACTCCACGAGTCAGATCCGATCGAGGTCGTCGAACGCGCTAATACTGCGCAGTACTTGAGTTCGAAGATGCATGCGAACCTTACTGCGTGGGTTGACGAGATGTTCGGTTCCTCGACGATCACGGACGCAGAACGAAAAGTGATCATGGAAGCTTTGGAAGCGTCGATGGACGCGTTCCACAAAGCCGTTATGAAGAGCGCTCCCGACCTGTTCATCCGGATGCCGTGGAGCGATCCAGAGGTGTCACAAGTTAGCGAAGAGTCCGCGTCAAGCGAGACTCCCGTTACTGAACCCGTTGCAGCAGAGGAAGCGCCAGTTGCAGAGCAACCGACGTTTGCTGAACGCGCTGCACAGGTTGTACGAGATGCGATGGCTCCTGCACTACTGCGTGTGAAGATGGGAGAAGCTGTCAACGTTGTGCTCAGCACGATCGTTGCGCCTTCGCTCGCTCCTATGCTTCCGGAGCTTCGCAAACGTGGCGACGCACTCATGACAGAGTGTCAGACCATTGAGCAGTTCCAGGAGAAGTATCTGGGACTCGTTGCTACTGCTGTCAAGGCTGCAGTGACGACTTCAAAGTCAACTGTCCGTGGACTGGGTGAACGTGACGTTACCGACGTGGACCTGGTGACTCCAGAGCAAGCGACTCAGGTGACTGAACGCTTGAACGCAAGCTTCGAAAAACTCGGGCTTTCGAAGGCTGCTGCATCAAACGCTGCCCGAGGACGAAACTAATACTCAAAGGAGAACTGAACCATGCCCTCAACTGTTACTTACGATAAGGCAGACCAGCTTCCGTTAGTTTGTACGGATCCTGCGACACCTGCTGAAGGTGATCCGGTGTTGGTTGGTCAGCTGCCAGGCGTCGCACTCACGAACGAGATCGCGGACGCAACTGATCCACTCAACGGTTACACTTCTGTCAAGCTCAACGGCGGCGCCGCATTGAGCGTCAAAGGCATCGATGGCGGTGGGAACTCCGCTGTTGCTGTCGGCGATATCATCTACTACGTGACCGCAGACACTCCGAAGCTTTCCAAGAAAGCAACCGGTGTGCGCTACGGATACGCCCTCGGAACCGTCGGTGCTGGCTCAACCGGTACCATCGACGTCAAGATCGGCTACTAGGCAGTAGCACTATCTCAACTGTGAAGGAGAACACTAACTATGCCCGCACCTGATGAAACGACCCCCGGGGTCGAACTGCAACTCGAAGCGCAGATGGATGCCAGTCAGGCGTCACCTGATCGCTTATTGGGATTAGGAGCACATGCGATTCGTCGCTACCGCTCTCAGCCCGTATATCAAGAGCGCCTCGTTGCGCTCACAGAAACCGTGACAGCAGTTGTTGCGGGATCTCTGCCAAGCACGAAACTGTACGAAGCCATGGGCTCTGCGGACTTCCCGCTGCTCTTCGGAGACGTGCTCGACCGCATGCTTTTGGGCTTCTACAACGACGCACCCTCCACGTGGCGACAGTTCGCTCGTGTAGCACGTGTGCGTGACTTCCGTACTGTCAAGCGCTTCCGCGTTGACGGCGCTGAAGGTGTGTTGCCGCGTGTACTGCCTCAGGGCGAGTACAAGCTCGCTACACTGACGGAAGGCAAGTACGAGTACGCCGTATTGAAGTACGGGCGCAAGCTCGGCTTCGACTTTGAGTCGTGGATCAACGACGACCTTGATATCCTGACGGATATCCCTCGGCGTCATGCGCGTGCTGCGAACCGCAGTGAACGCAAGTTCGTGACGGCCTTATACGCAGACACGAATGGACCGCACGCTTCCTTCTACACCGCAGGCAGCAAGAACCTCATCACGATCGCCAACGGTGCACCTTTGGACAACCCTGTCCTTGGTATCCCTGGTCTGCAAGCCGCAATCACTTTGCTGTCGAAGCAGCGTGATGCGGATGGTGAACCGATCGCCATTGACATGGTCCACTTGGTGGTACCGCCTGCGTTGGAAATCACAGCGCAGAACATCTTGAACGCGATCCAGTTGATCGTTGGTGCAGACTCTGCTGCAGAGCGCTTAGTCACTAACAACTGGATGAAGAACCGCGTCCAACTGCACGTGGAACCCTACCTGCCTGTGATCTCGACCACGAACGGTAACACGTCGTGGTACTTGTTTGCGGACCCGAATGGTTCCATGCCTGCGTTGGAAGTAGGCTTCCTGCGCGGTTACGAAGCGCCTACGATCTCGATGAAGGCGCCAAACACTGTCGTACTCTCCGGTGCCGATGCCATGCCAATGGACTTCGATACCGAGACACTCGAGTACAAGGTCCGTCATATCTTTGGCGGACAGCGGATGGATCCGAAGATGACTGTCGCCAGCAAGGGCACAGCGGCTCCTTAGTAGTACGTGACGATTCAACAGGTGGAGCGGTCGCAAGACCGCTCCACGTTCTAGTGAGGTCCCATGACTAAGAAATTCAGTGAACTGACCAACCAGGAGTTGGCAAAAGCGAAAGACGCAATCGATCAAGACATTCTGACGCTGAAGGCGCAGAAGCGTGAGATCGTAGCGATCGAAGCTGGTCGCTTGCAAGGTTCCCTCGTGGAACCGAAGCGCTCAAGTGAGCCCCTCAAGACGACACCTTCTGTAAGCTAAGAGGGTCCAATGCCCATCGACTACACAACTACTGCAGGACGCGTACGATTGCTCATCCCTGACAAGGACGAGACGGATCCGATCTTCATTGACGGCGAGATTGATGCGTTCCTCGCCATGTCGCAAGACAGCGTTGCCTACGCCACTGCGCTCGCACTCGAGACGATCGCATCGGACACTGTGATGCTGCTGAAGGCGCGTAGGATTGCAGACCTGCAGTTCGATGGCGCACGCGACGCAGAAACACTATACGCACGCGCGAATGTGCTTCGAGAGAACGCTGAAGTGATCGACGCCACAGCCGAGGAGATCGTGCCTGGCGTGCTAGAGACAACGAACGTCGTCGACGAATTCACGTGGCGACGCTGGTTGGGGAGGGATATCAGTGGCGCGTAAGTTAGTGAACTCGATGAGGTTGAAGACGATGCTCAGCAAGCTGTGTCCTGACACCTTCACACTCCTATACGACGACCCGACGACTAATGCCGCCGGACAGCCGGTAGAGAATCTACTGCCCGTGCCAAACGCAGTCGTTATTCCTTGCTTCCACTATACGAAGCAGAACCCAGGCCAGTTTACGGCCGAGCGAACTTGGATCGGTGTTGTTGCCATTGTACTGACGTTCGCGTCCTTCGAGATCCCGCTCATCGGGAATCCTCAGGTGGCTCCACAGCTTGCTGTGCAACTGTCCGACGGCTCTCGTTTGTACGTGCGAGAAGCGACTGTGCAAGACAGTCAGTCGGTAGGGCAGATGTTCATCTGCCAGGAGATGCGCCTTGGCTAAATCTGTGAAGGGAGCCGGTATCCTACTACGTGACTTGCGTAAGCTGACTCCCGCAGTTGCGGAAGAGATTCTGCTGAACGGTCTAGAGGTCGGAGCGATGCCAACGCGTAATCGTTGGCGACAACTCGCTCCCTACAAGACAGGCATGTATCGACGCAGCATTCAGATCGTTCGTGAGCAGCATCGCATAGTGATCGGAACCGACATCGTCAAACCACCGTACCCGTTTTGGCTTGAGTTCGGCACGAAGAGAATGCCGAAGGGCAAGCCTTCAGCACGACCTGCGATCGATCAGACCGAGGAGACGGTGAAGGCCAACACACGTAAGGCAGTACGCCAACAGCTCGAGAAGATGCTGCCTGGGAACAAGTTATGACATTGCTAACCGACGTAAAAACGTTCCTATCCGACGCACCGATTCAAGCCATTGTAGACACCCGTGTGTATCCGTTGGAGCTTCCGAAACCTGGGTCGTATCCAGCTCTCGTATACAACGTGATTGATGCACCACCGCTATCAAGTTCGCATGACGGTGCAGACTCAACTGAGAAACCTCGAGTACAAGTTACGTGCTGGGCACGCGACATTCTTGTGTGTGAGCAACTATCGAAGCTGGTCGTTACTGCACTCAAGACGCACGTCGGTGAGCGTGACTTAGAAGTGATTGACTATGGTCGACTGGATAACGAGCCCGCGGAGAACGCATTCGCGTGGATTATGGACTTCCGATGGCCGAGGAGATACGATGTCTAACAAACCGAAGGTACAAACACGTGTACTAACCGAACCCGCTGTCACAACAGAAGTGTCCGAGCACTTCACGACTGGCAACTGGTCCGGGTATAGCTTGCATCAGTGCAAGTACTGCGACTTCACGACGTTCGAGTTGCGTGATATGCAGATCCACTCGCAGATCCACGACGCTGTGCATAAACGCACAGTGAAGGGGACTGCGCAGCCCACAGAAGGAGCGACCAATGGCGAGAACGACTCTCACGAAGACTAACGCATCGGGTAGTTATCCGACACTCCCGATCACGCCTGGCGCGCTACTCGTTACTGAGACAGCCGCCGACGTCGCAAACAAGAACCAGTTCAAGTGCTCGGAACGAGACTTGGTTCTTGCTCACAACACAGGTGCGACACCGCACACTGTGACCGTTACTAGTAAGGCGGATGCTCACAATCGAACAGGCGACATTCCGGCTTACTCGATACCCGCTGGCGAGATCCATCAGCTCGGGCCCTTCAAGAGCTCTGGCTGGAAGCAGACGGACGGGTTCATCTATCTGGAAGCTAACCACGCCGAGATCAAGTTCAGCGTGATTCAGCTCCCGCAATAAGGAGAACGCATGACCACACAAGCTGAACCCTCAAACGGCACACTGTTGCAACTGGGTGACGGTAGTGGACCGGAAACCTTTGCGACAGTCGCTGAGGTACTGGATATCGAAGGTCCTGAGGTCGAAGTCGAGACCGAGGACGTGACGAATCACGATAGCAACAAGTGGCAAGAGTTCATCGGCGTATTGCGCAAAGGTGGAGAGGTCTCCTTTGAGTGCAACACACGTATGGACAGTGCTACGCAGGACGAGTCGACAGGCATTGCCTCACTCGCTCTCGACCCTGCTATGCCCCGCCGCAACTGGCAGATCGTCTTGCCAGACACTGGCACAACCACCATTCACTTCGGCGCGATCCTGAAAAAGTGGAAACCGAACGCGCCGAAGGCTGGTGCTCTTACCACAGAGTGCACACTGCAAGTCAGTGGCCCTGTGACGATTTCGTAACGATGTGAGCTTTGGAGGCCCAACATGACTAACCCGACTACTGCTGCAGCTCTACGCGAGCTAATCAAAGGTACGTCCGACATCCAAGAGGAACTCGTCACTATCCCCGAGTGGAAGAGTGCCGAGTTCCTCGTTCGTGGACTGTCTGGACACGAACGTGACCGATTCGAGAGTTCGATGCTCAAGAAGACAGGTTCGAAGGGGAAGCCTGAGATCGAGATGACAGACATTCGAGCTAAGCTCGTGATCGAGACGACCTGGACGCCGGACGGCAAAGAGAAGGTGTTCTCGCTCGGCGATAAGGACTGGCTCACCGGAAAGAGCTCACGCGCTCTTCAGCGCATATTCGAAGTCGCGCAACGCTTGTCCGGCATCACGGATGAGGACGTGGAGGAGTTAGCAAAAAACTCCTTGGGCGAGGAGAGCGACGATTCTGGTTCCAGCTAGCGCAGATGATGCACTGTACCGTCTACGAACTCCAAGGCCGCATGTCGAGCCACGAATTCTCTGAGTGGATCGCGTACAGTCGCATCTATCCGATCGGTGAAGACCGCGCGGATGCTAGAATGGCACTTCTCGCTTCAGTGATCGCGAATGCATCCGGCAGCAAGAAGAAGTTCAAGCCGGAGGACTTTCTGCCCGACTACCTTGAGCAGTTTGAGAAGCAGGTACTGCAGCAAACACCCGAAGGGCGCCAGACGTTACGAGAGCGCCTTGCGGAGAAGGTGCTGGCGATATTCCGCCAGTTCTCGCAGGCCAAGAAACCATGACGACTGTATACTCGCTACTCGTTGAACTGTTAGGCGATGCCACGAGCCTCGGCAAGGCGACTCAGTCTGCCGACAACACCGTGAGTACGTTTGCCACTTCAATGGGCAAGCAGATGACTAGCATTGGACAGGGAATGACCAGTCTCGGCACGAAGTGGACGATTGGTGTATCTCTGCCCATTGTGGCAGGTTCACTGAAAGCGATTGACGCTGCATCTGACTTGAGCGAAACTATCAACAAGGTCGACGTCGTGTTTGGTGATTCTGCAGACGCGATCAACAACTGGGGACTGACCTCCGCAGAATCAATCGGCATGTCGCGTCAGCAAGCCGAAGAGGCAGCTGGCACGTACGGGAACTTGTTCTTGACGATGGGGCTTGGACAGAAGCCGGCAGCCGATATGTCCATGAGTCTTGTGAACCTGGCTGCAGACTTGGCATCGTTCAACAACGCCTCTCCAGAGGAAGTGCTCGGTGCGATGCAGTCCGGACTAGTCGGGCAAGTAGAGCCGATGCGTAAGTACGGTGTGAACCTGTCTGAGGCTGCTGTGAAGGCGAAAGCGATGGAGATGGGGTTAGCAGGTGCGAACGGTGAGCTAACAGAAGCTGCAAAGCTGCAAGCTCGCTACGCACTCATCCTCGAGCAGACTACGACCTCACAAGGTGACTTCGAACGTACGTCGAGTGGTCTTGCGAACCAGCAGCGTATCCTGAAGGCGCAACTCGCTGATACGTGGGGCATGCTTGGTACGATTCTCCTTCCCTACGCACTACAGTTCGTCGCAGCGTTGGGACGATTCCTTGAGTGGGTGCGTCAACTTACGCCTGAGCAACAGAAATGGGCGGTTGGGATTGCACTCGTAATCGCTGTTATGGGTCCGCTGCTCGTGATTCTCGGAACGTTCATTGGTGCTCTCGGTACAGTCATTACGATCATCGGTGCCATCACTGCACCCATCCTGATCGTGGTCGCTGTCATTGCACTTATCATCGCCGCACTGGCGCTGCTCTATTTCGCCTGGAAGAACAATTGGTGGGGGATCCGCGACATTGTGGATTCCGTCATTACCTATATATCCGGGTTGATTCAGCGTGGCCTAACTTTCTGGACTCAATTTTCGACGGGTCAGTTGGGGTGGATGTCGATGATTTTCAAGAACACCTTCGACACTATTACTACACTCATTACGAACGCGCTTGCGATCTGGGACCACATACAGCAGGCTTGGAAGAATATTCAGAACGGCAGCTGGTACATGTTTGGGGTCGAACTTCGCAAGATTTGGGACATCCTCATGCGTTCGCTCGGCACAATCATTTCGAACGGCTGGGAGAACTTGAAGCTGTTGTTCGACAACGCGATCAAGAAGCTGTGGGAGAAGTTCAAGAACATCGACTGGGCGGAGCTCGGTCGGAATCTGATCCAGGGGATCATCAATGGGCTGTTCTCGAAGATTATCCAGCTGGACAACGCACTGCGCAAGATCGGGCAAGGCATCAAGGATACGCTCGCCGGCTTCTTCAGCATCCACAGCCCATCCGCTGTCATGGCTGCTGAGATCGGTGAGCCTCTAGGAGAAGGTGTTATCCAAGGCTTCATGACAGGTGTGCGTGGCTTGCAGATGCCGACCATCGGTGGTGTGACAGGTAACTTTGCGATGCCTGCGACTGCAGGAGCATCTGCACTTGCGTCGAGTGCCAAACCTGCTACGACAGTCGTGGTAGATTACCATCCGTTGATTAGTACTGCGGACGCCGACGAGGCCAAGTTCGTTCTCGCGCCCATGATTGAAGACGAGATCCGTCGACGGGAGCGAGGTGGCTAATGACTTTCGCACGCTTTGGTAAGGGTAAGTTCGGTGAGTTCCAGTTCGGGTCCGAGACGGACATCCAAGATCGCTTCGCACTCGAGATCGACTGGGACGGGGACGGACTCTTCGACGGTCACAACGACGCCCTCGCGATGAGCAGTCTGAACTGGGAACGCGGGAAGCGTTACATCGTGTCAGCAAGTGGAGAGGGCTTCGAAACTGATACCGTCGGAAGACTCAACTGCGTGTTACAAGACCCGAACGCAGTATACGATCCCTTCTCGAACCCTAATGCGAATGTCGGGCGTCTGTTCCGACTCTGGGTGCAATCGCCATCCGGACTGCGCTACGATTTGATGTCAGGCAAGACAGGTGTGCCAACGACACGCATTGGTCGTGGCATACGACGTATTCAACTCAGTGGTGAGGACGGCTGGGGTACACTACGTGATCAGAAGAGCCTCATCGATATCCCACTGCAGTCGACACTACGCTGTGACGTGTCTATGAACCTTGTGCTCGATAAGATCGGCTGGCCTACGGTCTGGGGTAGAGACCTCCAACACGGCGTTGATGCACATCCCAACTGGTACGCTGCAGGCATTAGTGCTTCGAGCGCACTCTACGATCTCGCCTTCAGTGAGCTCGGGCGTCTCTGGCTCGCTGGGGATGGGAGCTTGACGTTCCGCAACCGACACTTCACGGAAGTGAGTGCCTTCACAATCACGGACGCTGACGTGTTCCTAGGCTCACTACAAATCATCGAGCCGTGGGACTCCATCCGAAACTCGATACGCGTTAGCACTACGATACGTACGCAGACATTTGGTGTTATGTGGCAGTCGTCAAGTCCGATCAGGTTAGTGGCGGGAGAGTCTTTCGAACGTATCATCGACTTCACGTACGGTGACCCGTTAGCGGCAGTAGTGAGTGTGACACAGCCCGTGTCTGGAGTCGACTACTTCGCGAACACAGCAGACGATGGCACAGGTCTCGACCTTACTGCCGACTTCTCGGTGTCCGTGGATCAGTTCGCATCCAGCGGCCGCTTGCTCGTCACGAACAACGGACTCACCGCAGGATACGTAACAGTGCCCCTTGTGGTTCGTGGCACACGCCTACTCGGAGTTACGGAGGCAGATGGTGGGACTGCAGACGATACTGCAAGCATAGCGCTCTTCAATGTACGCACACTTCGCGTTGACTATCCCTGGGTCGACAACACCAACTACGCGTCCTACTTCGCACGCAGGCTTCGCTCGCAATACGCACCCACACAGAAGCACTTGGCGTTCGCGATGAAGACGACTCCGGATAAGCAGTTCGCGCTCGACTTAGGTACGCAGGTCGACGTCAACCTCACGACTGTCGGTATCACAGGAACTTATCGTGTCTACTACGTACGTGGTCAGTGGACAAACGCGGCTGGCTCAAACACACTCCTCGAAGTGCAGCTCGAGCCTGTCACTACGCCCGCAGCCAATCTTTGGACCGTGCCACACACCATTCCGATGGTGGTAGCTTAGGAGTGAATGCTATGCGACTAATCACTGCACGCGACGTTGCCATGAGAGCCGGCTTCCCTTCGGTTGCGGAGTGGATGCTCGTACTCTCTCACCAGTCGATCGCTCTCGGCAAGTTTACAGCTGCCTGGGATGGGCAGCGAGTTGGTGGTTCACCACTCTCGGCGTTCGTTGACTTCGGACGCTGGGCAGTCGCATGTCCTTGCGGACAGCACAGCTATGCGGATCCTGATGAGCCCTTCTTGTACTGTGCACGCTGTGGTAACGGCAACTCGGGACTAGCACGGCAGGTGCTGTTCCCACCACTGATGACACGACTTGCGATTGAGCAAGCATTGATGGAACGCCCGGTAACTGAGAACTCGAGCGCTCGAGACCTGATCGAGAGCGCTCGCCTTGCACGACCGAAGATCGCAGTGCTGCCAAGGAACTGGTACCCTGGACAGTCGCCTGCGGACTTACGCGAGATGAATACTACCTACGGAGGTGACCAATGACGTACACACCAGTCCCGACGTTCTTGACTGGCGACACGATCGACGAACCATTCCTGAACACGTACTGGCGCGATAACATGGCGGCTGGTGTACCCGACGTCTTCAGTGCGAAGGGGCAGTTAGCGATAGCGTCTGGAGTCGATACGATGGGTGTGCTAAACCCAGGAACAGACGGATCCGTGCTTATTACGGAGGCTGCTCAGTCGCTCGGAGTCAGGTGGGACCACTTCCTCAACCAGGTGGTTGGGCCTCAGGGCTTCGGGTTGAACTACCAAATCTCACGCACTGTCGTGAGCAACAACCTCGTCATCGCTCTCAAGGACAAAAACGGCAACGATCCGACGCCTGCGAGTCCAGTGACGATACGTATCGGCAACACGATGCGTACGATCACCGCCGCACTCAGCTTTACTGCGAACGCAGGACAGAACTACGCAAACTTAGGAGGTGCTGAGAACTCGACGCAAGACGTTGACCTGTTCGTGTATCTGGGATGGCGTGCTAGCGACAGTAGCGTATTCATCGCTGCTGCACGTATCCCGTGGGCCTTCCTATACTCGCACTTCAGCACAACGGTTACACTAACACGGTATGCGATGTTCTCTGGAGCTGCTCCCGCAGGGACAGATGAAGTCGCACTCATTGGACGCTTCAACGCCACTCTGGGTGTCTCTGCGACGTATCTGTGGTCAATTCCCGCGACTTCGATCGTCATCAACTGGCCTGTAATGTCCACACGCTGGATGAAGTGGGTCCCGACGATCACGGGCTACAGTGCAGTGCCAGGGTCAGCCTCGTACAGCTACAAGGTCTCCGGTGATGGTCTCGCGGGTGGTCTCAACAGTACAGCCGGCGTGTTCCACATACACGTGGCGGAGCCTCTCAACGGAACGAGCAACGCGACTACTCATACGTATACACTCCCCCTCACACTCAACGGTGGTGGAGTCGTACGGCTGCCAGATGCTCAAGACAACGCTGTCCCCGTCGAGAGCGCGTATGTCACAATTGGCTCGACAACGATACAGCCCTTCCCAAGTCACTCTGCATCATGGACTGCTTCTGGTGGTTCTCGCATGGGTGTCTTCCAAGCCTGGCTGCCAGGCGCGTAAAGGAGACGCATGGGTACACTAAACGATCGCACAGTCACTGATGGCAACCAGTTCGTACTGGCCACGTACTACAACCTGCTCCTCGGGACGATCATCCGCAAGGACTTCTCGAATGCAGTCGTAATGTCGGTCACACTCACTCTCACCGACGGCGACTACCTAATTCAACGTCTCGACTGTAACGGAGCGAATCGAATCGTGAAGTTACCTCCGGGAGCGGATGGCAACCATCCCTTCTTGCTCATCAACTCGACGAGCTCCGGGGCATGGACGCTAACAGTACAGAATAACGCGGGCACTGTTACTTACCGTGTGCTAAACCCTGGAGAGTACGTATACGTCGTTCCGGATGGGAATGGTGCGTATCTGAACACTGGACTCTTCCGCGAGACCGACTATAAACTCGCTCCTACAGTTGCTGCAAACAACCTCACCCTCACTGTGACACATGCGGATGGGACAACACCGTCTGCGACACGACCTCTGTGGTTCAAGATCGCGGACACTTGGCGTGCTGTTACAAGTGCGCTCGCAGTCACAGTAAACGCAGGCGTATCAACGTTCAATGCGGGTGCCGTGGAACTAGCCACACAAGAGATCGATCTCTTCGCGTACGTGGGTTGGCGCGTCTCCGACACCTCCGTGTTCCTAGGCTTCGCTCGCTTACCAAACGCTCACGTAGATGGAGACTTCTCGAATACAGCTACGAATGAGAAGTACATTGCTGCGTCAGGAGCGGCGCCTGCGTCAACGGACGCTGTCACTCCTATCGGACGCTTCGCCGCAACGAACAGTGGCACCGCAGCCTTCAACTGGAGTGTGCCTACATACACGAACACGAATCTGAAGCACGTCTCAGTATACGAGACACGCTGGCTATCGTGGGTGCCAACTCGTACCGGCTACTCCGCAGTCCCAACGAACATCACCTATCAGTATCGGATCATTGGCGATACGCTCGACTTTACTGGAGCCGATGGAACCGCAGGCACAAGCAATACGACGACACATGCCTTCACGCTTCCCTTCGCTGCCTTCACAGTTACGAACCAGGTGCATGAAGTAGTGTGTGCTTGTGACGACAATAGTGCCGCACTGACGACACCGTCGTACGGCTCGATCCTGACTCCGAACTGGAGCACTGTGTCTATTGCGAAGGACTTCGCAGCGGGTGCGTGGACAGGCTCAGGAACCAAACGTGTGCGATCTACTCACGGGTCGTATCGCATCAAGTAGAGAGGCGTGTATGGAGCAAACCGAAGTCAACTTGATTTTAGGACTCGCGACATTAGTGGTGCCTACCATCGCGTTTATACTGCGTGACTGGTGGCGGAAGAGAAAGGGCACTGTTACGTACGGTGACAACCTACTCGAGGCTATGAACAAGACGACAGCCGCACTTCGTGATGCTCGCGGCGAGATCGCGTCGATGGACGATGACATGCGACTGATGGATACAAAGCACGAAACCGAGATTCAGGACCTAATTCACAAGCACAAGCGCGAACGCGACGCCTTGGCAGAGCGCATACGCACACTCGAGAAGGTGCTGGTGCGGTACGATATCAGTTTCACGTTGACGACCCACCCAGAGGTGAGGGTGGATAACGTTCGCGTCCAAGGACGCGAGGAAGTGTTCGACTCACAAAAACTTCGTGCGATCACGAAGGATCAAATCACTGACGCGACGCGTCAGAAGGAGATAACTAAATGAGCTGGGATCCTACTTTACTTGCAGCGCTCGTGACGATTGTGTTCTTCGCCTTGAAGGCACTCGCCGTACTTGCGCACTTCCCCATCGATGACGCAAGCTTGAATGCGTTGGCGGTGGCTATCGTTTCGTTGCTACTTGGTGTTCAGATTGCTCGCGGTGTGAAGTACATGCGTCTGCCGCGCTCGCAGATATCTGCCCCTCCGCAGACTGACCACCTCGACATCCTGTAAGGGCAACGGGCCTCCTACCTGCCCTGTAAGACGATTACAGCCCTGGACACCTCTCCAGGGCTGTAATCTTGTTCACGACGTTCTGCTACTAGCGACCGTACGTCGCTGTACGTCGCATACGTCCACTTGAGAGTTCTTCCTCCACCGGCATCGTGTCGATCGTCTCACCTTTGCCGAGGCGACGTTTCGCCATCCCAGCGAGTGAGCGTGCAGTCGAGTAGTCGACGAGCTTGCCCTGCTCTTCCTTCAGGTAAGCACGAACTTGTCCTGGCGTAGGCGGGCGAAGCGCTTTTGCGAAGCCCTGCAGCACGAACGTGAGCAAGGGGTTGACTTTCTTGGTCTTGGTTTCGTTACCCATTCTGAGCCTCCATAGCATTAGCATTCCGGCGCTGAATCCTCAGCACTCGGTCAATAGCGTCCGTCGCCTTCACAGCCAGGCGCTCGTTGCTCTGCAGCAGCGGCAGCATTTGGTAGCGCAGGTGTTCGGACAGTGTCGGATAAAGAACTACCGTGTCTCGTACGTCGAGACGTGCTTCATGATCGAAGCAGTCGGATACTGTCGCGTACTGGAACAGTTGATCCACCGCTGCGTTGGCACTGAAGTCGACGTCAGTGAAGTATAAGCCTGCGGTGACGTCGTCCGCGAAGATGAATCCGTTCGCCTCCTTTCGTTCGGCTCGCTCTAGCTGCAGTAGCAGCGTAAGCCAAGGTGCCATCGGTATGGCTGTGTGGGATGCGGGATGACACGACTTCGCGATAAGTTGGACACTCTCAAGTATCGCGTCTGTCGCATACCTCAGCTTCGGTGTCTCTAGTATTGTAGCATACGACGTCGAGGCACAGTAGATCGACTTCGGTACAACCGCGATATCACGTGAGTCGAGCCTCACTAGGTTTAGGTCGAACAGCTGCCCTAGACGGTACTCGATAATGAATGCGGGTCCACGTCCAGTGAATGTGCTACCGCGAACTCTGTGCCCTTTGTTGCGGAAGATTTCCTCCCCGCGCTCCAGTACATCCGAGCGCCAACTGTCCTCCGCATAGATGGTTCCTAGGACCGGAAATGGTGGTGCAGGGAAGGTGACAGCCGTCACCTTCCTCTCAACCCACATCGGGTCTAGATAGTTCAAAATTCGAACGTTGTACCCGGAGTCCATTATTACCTTCTAGTCGACGAACTGCACTTCGATAGCTTGGTTAGAGCGTGAAATTTCCACTTCAGATTCGTCAGTTTCCGTGGTGTCCTCAGATTTGGGCTGAGGTAAGGACAACCGGAACTCTGGCGTGAGACGCTCCACCATGCCCTTGAGACCTTGCTCGGGATTCTCAGCGATTGCGATCATCTCAGCAACACTCGGGATGGAGTCGAGCCACTTGCGTGCCTCTCCCATCGTGGTCGCCATCAACAGGTTGGTCTTCGCGCGTACTGCAGCGTCACCAACGAGTGCTACGAGACGTCCGCGGCTCTGCTCAATCGCTTGCTGCGTGTGCTCTACTTCAGTGCGCAACGAGCGAGACAATGCACGTGCAGTTGGAACCTGTGTACGCAACGTATCGATCTGCTCTTGCACACCTGGAACGAGCACCTTCAATAGTTCCTCTTCACGCACTTCCATCTGCTGTGTGAGTACTGCTTCGCGCTCGGACTTACCAGTTGTGGCTTGGTGTAGTTCCTGATTCATCTTCGAGCGTACGCTCTGAATCTCTGCCTCGTAACGCTGACGAATCAACTGCTGCTCACTCTCGACAGTCTCGTCGAGATCGTCGCGCTGCTCCTTCAGGTTCGACCAAGTCGCGTCATCGTCGAAGTCAACTTCGTCCAGCTGACGCTGCAACTTGCGGATCTCTCGCTCCAAGTCGTCGTAGGACATCGACAAACCGTTGCGTGCGAGCAACCGAGTTTCGATCGCGTCGGCGTCGGCAGTCACTTCCTTTTGGAGAGCAGCGATGACGTTCTTCGCCTTCTCACCCACCAGGTTTGCGAACTGCTGACGTTGTTGTAAGCCGAGAGGAGTGCTGTCGCCAGCGCTCCCTTGGTTCGTATGCGTGTCAGTCATTGAGTACGTCCTGCGCATTCTCTTCGTTGCGCGCGATTTCTGCGAGTACTGCCTCGACATCGATTGGCTCCGGTGTCGTTTCCACTTCCGTCTGAGCTTCATCGCGTACTGCAGCGTCTGCCGACTCAGTGTGAGCAACCGCTACCTTCGCGGGCGTGTCATGGAACGTCAGTGACGCTTGCGCATCTTCCGGAAAGTGCTCTTTGAAGCGCGCCGGGATCGTCATCGCCACTGCCTGGGGTTGTACACCAATATGATTACAACCGTGATTGGCACCGCCACAGATGCAATCGCATTCCTCACCTGTGGCATTGTGGCACGTGTCGTTACAGGTGAGATACACCTTTGTGCCTGGGACGTGAGCGGACAGAGTAGTAGTCATTTTAGGCCTCCTGTTGCCTGTGAAAAAGTGTGTGAACCTTGTGTGTGTTCATATAATAATTTTAGGATACATTGATTAGCGTAGGCTTAGCAAACACTTGAGTTAGATTAGAGATAGATTAGAGAGTCTAGTGAGCCTCCTTCTACGGGCGACGATTGTTCTTCCACGTACGACGTTCGCAAGATCCGACCGAACCTACCGCCGATAGCTGCCCTGCAGCTGAAGTCGCGTCGTGGGGCATTTCATTCCTCGTAGGTCAAGCCGGTTGTTGCCTATTTAGTTTCCAGCGCAGTGACGCTCTTGAGCATCACACCGTTAGTGTAATCCATCGTTTCGTCGCGGGCGATCTTTTCGGCAATCGCGACAGCCTGGTCCTAGGTGTACGCCTGGATGGGCGTGGAAAATTCGTTCTGCGAAATGTTGTTGACGAAGACTGCGATAAAGTTGCGCATGATACCTCCTTATGTCGGCTCCGTCCATGCATGAGTGTCGTCCGTGATCGTTTCGATTCCGAAGCCACCGTAAGTGTCGACCACTTCGTATCGGTTCTCCGCTAAGTGATTGCTCACCAGCAAGCACTCCTTGCCCGGTCCCATATCGACGAAGACCATTTCGTCTTCGCTCTCCAGACGGCCCTTCAGGTCACCGAACTTCTCACCTGTGTGCACCTTGCGAAAGTAACACGTGTGACCATCCGACCAATTGATCGGTTGGGGTCGGTCTGCTGCAATTACAGTGTGACCGCAACCCGGCTTGACACAAATCCAATCTGCCATGTGGCACCTCCTGAATAAGATCGGCACTGACTACTTCACTTGGTGTTATGTGTGTGCCTATATCTAATTATACGGTATGCGGATTAGCCTAGGATTAGCGATTCCCCCATTTTGATTAGCAATAGATTAGAGAGTGCCTATATCGTGAGAGGGCAGTTCCTTCCGAACTGCCCTCCGTGTTCCCCACTACCTGTACCTGGTCTTCTGAATCTCCTGCTTCAACTGCTCTGCCGTCAAGATGGGCTGTGGAGACGAGAAGTCGAACTGCGTATTAGTGACTGTATAGTACCGACGCCGAATCTCGCGGTAGGCGTCGTTGTCACCCCACTCGAGACTGATTCTATATATCACGTACGCGATGAACTCAGCGCTAGACGAGTGCTGTGCAGCTTCGTAGAGTGTACGGAGTGAGATAGTGTACGCCATGATTTGCACCTTCGTACGTTCGTCTGCAGCTCGATGTCGTTCCCAAGGGTCTGGTCTGCGCGGTTTGATAACGAGCGCGTAGGCGGCGAGCAATCCGAGCAGTCCACAGATGACTGCAGTAACGATAGTCTCACTCGTAATAGGAATGGTCATCCCGTCCTCCGAGTGGACATCTCCACCAGCTTGTAGAACTCGGCACGTGCATCAGGCTCCTCACGAAAGGCACCCTTGAGAGAACTAGATACCATGCGTGATGGGAGTTTGATCCCGCGTGACACCATACAGAGATGTTCTCCAACCGCAAGTACTGCTACGTGTGGAGTCTCCGTGAGACGCTCCACCTCGTCGCTAATCTGCTCCACAAGACGTTCCTGCAGCTGCAGGCGGTGTGCACAGAGCTGTGAGATCCGCCCGAACTTAGACAACCCCAGCACTTTGTGGCCAGTCAGGTACCCGATCGAGATGTCAGTCCAGAATGGAATTAGGTGGTGCGCACAATACGACCAAACACGCATACCACTTACTACTACCATCTGATTGGCAGTTACTGATTCGAAAGTGGTTTCGTGGTTGCCGGGGTCGTAGTCAATGAACTCTCTCCACGCGTGTGCAACTCGACGCGGTGTGTCCTTCAGTTCAGGAGTTCCAGGGTCCTCACCGATGGCACGTAGGAGTTCGGTAGTCAAGAATTCGATACGTTCAACGTCAACTGGCATGGTTCCTCCTCTTTGATTCTTCGCGACGCGCTTCTGCGTGTTCGCGCTTCTTGGCTTCTGGTAGCGTACGCCACCACTCTTTTGCAGCTGAGGTTACTGCAGCCACCCACGTAGGAGACCGCTTCACAGCTTTTAGCTTTGCGATACGTTGTGGGTCCTGACACTTCTCTGCCCACCCATACTGAGCACGCTCCTCACGCGTCTTATCTTCGTGACAGTTTGCACATAGATATTGGATGTTCGACTCGTCGTCTGAGCCACTAGCCCATTTGGGTATCACATGATCACGATGCAGTGTATCCCGATGTACTCCGCAGCGTGAGCAAGCCCCGACGTAGTGCTTCGACTTCGACATCACACACCTCTCCGATTCCCGTACAGTGTGATGTGCAGCCGAGTAGTAATGTTGTACCCACGCCGCATCGCGGCTTCGACAATCTCGTGCGTGTGAATGTTGAGTGCGTCCTGCGTGATTCCTAAGGGCATGACGTACACGTTGAGTTCGTTGATTTCGTACTCGCGGACGATAGCATCGGCCTCCTGCATATCGCGCATATCTGCGCAGACGAACTTGAACACCGCCTTGCCTTCTTCTGACAGCGCTGCGAACTTCCGAAGAGCAGCTTTGTTGTGACGAAGTGCTTCTGCGTTGCCGGAGTTGGACAGTTTCGGCGAGACTGTATACTGCGCGACAAGACTCTCATGCATAGGGACTACTGTACCAGCGGTTTCCATCTCGACCCACCAGCCACGGATGCGAAGTGCTTCCGTGAGGGGTTGGAGTTGATCCTGCTGCAACATCGGCTCACCACCGCTGAGGACGAGTGAGCGAGTTAGGCCGCGGTTGGGCCAGAATTCCAACGCGTCCAAAAGCTCGCTCGCAGTGCGTATCTTCGTCTCTTCCTTCGCTGAGAACACCTTGCCACCCTCGTGTGGCCACTGCTCAGAGAATCTCCACGTCCACGGAGTGTCGCACCACACACAGTGTTGGTTGCAACCCATCAGACGAAGGAACATGACTGGCCTGCCAAGGTTCTTTCCCTCGCCCTGAATCGTGGGTCCGAAGACTTCACTCACTGCGAGTCTGGCATCGAGACCTATCGGTTCAGGGTTCATAGACGGCCTCACTTCTGTGAGTCTCCCAAACCGCTACACGCTCGACAACGATGTACGGCTTGTGGTTCAGGGCGACTATTGCTGCCGTGATCATGGCGCAGAGACGATATGCAATGTCTTCTGCTGTACTCGTAGGCGTGTGCAGCATGCAGATGTCGGCTTCGTGGTCAGGTGACTCCTCTGAGGCCTTCAAGTAGGGGTCGTGGGCTGCAACGTTGCTCGCTGACACCAAGTAGCGGTGATCTAGCAACCCATCAATGATGGGTTTGACGATCTTATCGACGGCACCAAAGTCCAGTAACATGCCATCGGAGGGTAGCGTATCGCCACCCAGCGTGACCACAACTTTGTAGTTGTGACCATGTAGTCTGCCGCACTTCGGATGATTCTCAATGCGGTGCGCAGCACTGAACCAGTACGCGCGCGAAATGTGGAATGCGTGCTTCATGTAGTCTCCTTATAACGTTTGACTTGTCCCCACGACGGACCTACCTCTACGTCCACCGTCCAGGGTATGTTCCTCCACTCCAGTGGAGGGTTTTGCATTGCTTCCTTTACGAGTGCTACTGCCTCCGACACGCGGTCTTCAGGCACCTCTGACTCGATACTGTCGTACACTGTGAACAGAGGCTGGCCGCGTACTTGACTCGGCAGCTCCTTACTGAGGACGTTGAACCCCGACACACAGATATCGCTGGCAGTGCTCTGCGCTGGGAAGTTCTTTATCTGCTTCTCGATCTTGTACCAGAAGTCCTTCCCGATGAAGGGGAAGCGCCTCTTGCGTCCGAACGCAGTGACGATCTCACCATGCTTGAGTACGTACTTGGTCACGTCAGCATAGTACGCCTTTAGGTCAGGGAACGCTGCCCACAGACCATCGATGTACCGCTGAGCTTGCTTGACGGTCTTGCCATGCAGCCCCTGTGGGTCTAGGGCTAGCGAGCGTGCACCGCGACCATACAGGACACCAAAGATGACGAACTTGTAGTCGTACCGCTCGTCCTCGGTAATCTCCCACCACGGCTTCTCGAACGCCAGTGCAGCACCGCGTGTATGGAAGTCAGGTTGGTACTCATACACCGTGTCTCCTACGTCCTGCCAGGTGTAGGTGGGCTCCGCGAACCGGTCTGCCATGGCTATGGCGGGAGGCCCCTCATGTGGGCTGCGGACTATGGTGAGGGGCTTGGTGAACCCGTCTATCATGTTCTGATCCCGGCTATACCACGCCATAACCCGGATTTCCAGCTGATCGTAGTCTGCAGCGACGATTACATGTCCAGGCCTAGCCTTGCACACCACTCGCTTGATGTCTTTGTGCTTGCGTGGTGCGGTCTGCAGTGGAGGGTCGTGGATCACAGGCCTACCTGTGACTGTGCCATGCATGAGTACGTCCGGATGGATGAGGCCCTGCGCGTCCATATGCTGTGGTAGCCCATTCACGAACGTACCTATCAGGTACGCGGTCTGGCGAAACTGCTGCAGCATGAACGTCTCCGGTCTGTCAGGGAAACGCTCCAAGGACTCCTTCACACTAGTGCGCTTGCCTTCGTACAGAGGCCACTTATGACCGTCGTACAGCCAGCTATTGATCTGCGCATTCGCTTTCCCATTTGTGACAGTAATGCCGACCTTAGCGGCGTCTACAACGATGACTGCCTGCCTCTGCGCAAGCTCCTCCGACAGCACGTTATGCAAGTACTCCCGGTGAGGCATGTCGACGCAGATACCGTACATCTCCGCTTTCGAGAACGACTGTGCACCTTCGATCAGCACAGTCTTGTACAGGTGCTGCACTTCATCCGCTACCATCTCCTTGCGAAGGTCACGTGCTAGCATCAGTGTGTAGTAAACGTCGAACGCAAGGTACTTCCAGCGGATGGGATTCGGGATGCGGCTATACGGCGTCTTCGAATTAGGCAGGTACTGCTTGATCTCGCCCTCGTACCATGGCGAGTTGTAACGTTCGCGTGCGAGTATCTTCAAGCTGTGCACACCCTGACGTTCATCTAATGCGTAGTGCATGAGCATGGTGTCGTCGTCGAGGGCTGCATCTACTTCCTGCTGGTAGCGCAGGAAGCGTACGTCGAACTTACCGTTGTGCCAGACCGCGTTCTTCTTGAGCATCAGCTGCGAGAGCAGTGGTCTGCTCCAGGCCACTTCCATCGGAAGTATCGCTGCACGTATCTCACCCGTGCTAGGTCGGAACCAGGCCAGGCCTAACTCCAGGATGCGATCCGTCTGGTAGTTGAACCCGTCGGTCTCAATGTCGAACGCAATATCGCCGATGGGTGAGTCCATCAGCTGCTGCATGAGTATGTTTGCTTGCGCAGCGTCTTCGTACACTGAGTAGTCGACTACTGGCGGTTGGACTCCACCAAGCTCCATCTCTAGGTAGCGTGGGTGGTCTCGCAGGTCCTTGTGAAACTCTGGGAACCTCATGTAGTCGCGTAGCACAGCGCTCGGATGGTAGGTGGTGACGCAGTAACACTCGTACTTCATGGACCAGATAGGGAACCCACGAATCTCTTCCACCGACAACGACTTCCCAAGTACTGCTTTGGTTGCAGTCGCACCTAGGCAGTAGATCAGCCGGGGGCTGTGGGAGCGAATCTCCGACTCAAGACGTTCCGCATCGGCGTTGATCTCAGCCTGCGTAGGTGCACGATTCTTGCGGTCCTTGTCCATGGTACGCCAGTTCACAGCGTTCGTGATCCAGACAGTACCACGTGCAATTCCTACCAGCTGCAGCATCAGGTCTAGTAGCTCTCCGCTAGGACCAACGAACGGCCGATGCTGCAGCACCTCACTCGCTCCTGGAGCTTCTCCAACGAGCACCATGTCAGTATGACTACTAGGACCTTCACCTGGCACTCTACGCTCCGGGAGCTTCAACAGCGAGTCGCGTATAGCGATCAGTTCAGCTTGCTCTCGCTTTAGTGCTGCGACATCGACTGTGGGAGTTGTCATGCGATCAACTCCGTGCTGACGGGATACACGTATGGCGTGCAGCCGTCCCAGAATGAGTCTTCCCACTCATGAATGAATGCGGGGTCCTTCACACCTGCGAGCTTGAACGCAGTCTTGCGCATGTAGCACGGACCGCATGTACCGCAGTGGTGACCATCTTTGCCTTCCGAGTAGCAGCTCCAGCTGTGCTGGATGGGTGCGCCGTACTCCAAGCCCATCTGCACGATCTCACGCTTCATTAGGTTGCCGGTCGGCATGAGCAGGTGCACCTGTCGATCTGGGTGCGTAGCGTAAGGCAGTACAGCGTTGAGCTTCTGAATGAATATCATCTCGTTGTCTGGATACGCACCAGCCTCCTCAAGGTTCACACCACTCGCCACAAAGTCGTAGCCCTTCGCTTCCGCTAGCGCTACAGCGAGTGATAGGAACACAAGGTTTCGTGCAGGCACCCACTCATACGCGAACTCTGCACCCGACATTCCCGCCTTCTCCGACGTATACGTCGCTTGGTCCTGAAACAGTGTGCTGCCACCAATAGTTTCCTTGAAGTCGGGTACACTGATGTAGAATAGTGGCGCATGCAGTAGTGCAGCTAGTGCACTCACAGCAGACACCTCACGTGACTCTGCCACACACCCGTAACGGAAGTGCAACAGTCCAACTTCGTAGCCGCGCTTATACAGGTACATCGCAGCCACGGTTGAGTCTAGTCCACCACTGCAGACGACTAACGCCTTCTGCTTCGGATTGGCACGTAGAGACGACGTCTCGATCGTGACCTTGCACGACTTCGGCTTGCCACCGATGGCAGCGGATAACTTGACGATGGAGTACGGAGGCACTTGCTGTACGTAACTTGTCAGCCCAGGAAGGACACCATCCACGAAACTGTCCTCTAGACTGGTGTAGAAGTACGCGCCGAGCTCTTCGTCGTGCAGAATGTGTAGCGGCTTGTAATTCGCAATGAGCCACGCAGTTCCCGGCAACTCCATGTTGACGAAGAGGAATGCGTAGCTGCCCTTGACGCTCGAATGCAGCAAGTCGACCATCTCTGTAATCGTCGCGCTGGCGAGCATCTTCTCCTCCAGCAACCGTGCGATAGCGTACGTGTCGATCTTCGTACTGCCGATAGCCGTACTCAAGGGTGCGAGGGAGGCGAGTATCTCAACGTCGTTAGCGATCGTGCCATTGTGCACGACGAACCACCCTCCACGTCGGAATGGCTGCACGTCATAACGCGACTTGTCGATCACCGCCTCAGTCGTCGGCTCTGCACGATGGTTCTCGATGAACTGACGTGGCATGTCGCTTGTCAGTTCCCACAACGTGACGAGATGCTTGCAGAACCTGTCAAAGTCGGAGGAGTCGTAACACGCCGTGATACGCATCTCCTCAGTTCGCTTGCTATCGTAGATGGCAGTAATACCCCAACTGTCGCGTCCACGTGTAGTGGAGCGACCAAGAATCTGTCCTAGAGTGGCGAGAGCACGTTGAAACTCCTCTGGGGACCACTCTTTTGTTCGTAACATTCCAGTAACGCTACACACTTTCCACCTCCGTCAGTGGGCCTTCCTTCGCTTTGCACCAAGCGTCAAGGACGCCGATGTTCTGCGCAAGTAAGGCACGCCGCGACAAGTCCCAGTTCATCATCTTCTGGAAGTAGCGCTTGCCTCGGCCTGGGTACTTCTGCTGCTTCGTGCCGGGCATCGGATTGATCCGAATGCCAAGGTTCGACAGTGCAACACACTTCGCTGTGTCACACGTCTGCACCCAGCCTGGGAATAGGTACTCCGCAAAGTACAGCTCCTCCATCTCCTCACTGAGTCCGAGGAAATGTATGGGTGTGCGCCGCACTTCGGGACGCGTGTACTCAAGCGCCATCAATGCGCCAACTCGTCCAGGCGCGTAGTCGTCGAGTTTGGTCGTGTCCGCATTCGGCACGAGGAAAAGCTCTTCGACCTCTTCGACTAGCGCTACACGGTCTGGTCTCAACTCCATCAGGCCATCAAGACACTCGTACCACTCTGCTTGCGATTTGCCTTGAGGAACGACCAACAGTTCACAAGGCCAGTTCGGTAGCAGATCACTGCCGAAGAAGTACTCGTAGAACTGACGCGCTCGTTCGAGTGTCTTGGCTCCGTTGAAACGGACGTCTGGCACAGTGATGACGTTCGGGTGCAGCTTGTTGATCCACTCCGCGTACTTTTCCATCGGTACCTCTTCGCCTTCGAACGCTGGATAGTCCAGCATCACGAACGACGGGTTCACCTTCCGGAGGAGTGCGAGGAACGTTTCGTCCTCTGCTTGCTCACCGATCACCATCACTGCACGACCGTCCAGTGTTTGGTTGCGCACCTGCGCATGTGTATGCGCAGGTGCCAAATGCATCAATTGAATCATGTGCGTAGTCTCCGCAGAATCCAAGTTGCCAGACGTATCCACCAGGGCCCTTTCTTGTCGCGTTGCATCCATTCAGGACAGCTGTCGAGAGCATGAATTTGACTCCCGAAGCGTGTGGACTTTGAATTCGAGCACCACGGACCAGGCATTACGTAGGTTGAACCTTCGACGGATGCCATAATCCTAGGGCTACTACGCGCCCAGTGACACGTCTGGCAAATCTTCTTCATGGCGTCTCTAGATGAGTGACGTCGGACCAGCAGCGTCGGTTGCCATGGCGCCGTTCTTCTTGTACGCATTGACGCGTTCGGAAGCCGGATAGTCGTCGTTCGCGGCCTGGTGCTTGATGACAGCGATCGCGGTAGCACCGTTGAGCTTGGGGAACAGCATTCCGCACATCTCAGCGTACGTGCCATACTTGCCTTCACCTTCCATCTTGACGCCGAACACTGGCAGAGCGCGTCCGAGACCGATCTTGATCGCTTTCGGATGCAGCGACCAGATGTCCCAAACCTTACGTCCCTTGAACTCGCCTTCCTGCACGGTGAGCTCGACGTTGATGTACGGGTAGCCTTCTTTGCCACCACTGTCGATCATCTGCTTGCTGTCCTTCAGCTCGACCTTGGTGATCGCGACGGGATACGGACCAGGCGGAATCAAGTCAAACCCGGATCCATCTTCGATCTCGTCCCAGTTGAAAATAATCGGTTCAGTCATTGCGGTTTCTCCTATTGAGGGTTAGTTTACGTGCGGTTAGTTACGACAGCGTTGCAAGCGCAGCAGTGGCAGCATTCACCTCCTTCGTTGCGGACCAAATCTGTGCCATAGTGGTGTTCTCGAGTAGTGGCTTGCCGATAATGTTCCGGTCCTTTGCGACCGTCACCTTCGACGTCTCCACTGTCTGAAAGGTCCGAGTAGTGTTCGTTCCATCGTACTGTGCGTGCATAAACGCAACCACGTCGAACGCTCCTGCGACTGGTTCAGCCAGTCCTGCTGGGAGTGCGAACTTGTAGTACTTCAGTGTCGTCTGCTCGTCGGTCTTGAGCTGTGACGCACAGGTTGCGATTAGGTTGAACTTCGCGAACCGCTTGTACAAGTCGACCACCTTTATCAGACGGTTCATTCCCTTGTACCAGTCGTTCTGAGTTGCGATGTCTTGGTCACGGTCCGGCTTCTTGAGAGTGTCGTCCTTGATGATGCGCTCCTGAATCATCTGGAACAGGCCGTCGAATGAGTCAAGGATCACTGTACGAAACTCGTGTGGCTGCGTTAGCAACCAGTCCGTCATCGCACGAAACTGTTCCCAGCCGTCCTTACCCGCTGCGCTCGGAATCGTGAACACACGAATGCCTCGACGGTCTCGAATCGTCTTCGTTCCGCGGTCCAGGTTCAGGAACGCGATCGGACACAGCTCTTCAACTTCGACAGCGGATGCCGCGAGCCACGTCTTGCCGCTTCCAGGAGGTCCCCAGAGTAGCATTCGTAATGCAGTAGACACTTCATCCTCCGACATAGTGGGTGTGAGTGGGCATGGCTTTGCGTCTGTCATAGTGTCCCGAGTCCTGGCAGTGGGTTCGCAGTCCACTCTCGTAAGCGATCAGCGGCAGTATCTGGTGTAGTGTAGTCCTTCGAACCGCTAGTGTACCAAGTCGAAGGAGCGAGCATCGTCTTGTAGCGATCGAGATCTTGCAGTCCTGTCGCTTCCATCAGGAAGCAGACGTCGTGGAAATCGCATCCCCACTTGCATGACTGGTCTGCGTGTGCAACGCCTACAGGTCCCATTCGTCCTTCTTCGACCTGTCGTGCGAGCCACACGGTACGCTGCAGTGTTGGTACGATGTCGTTCGCCTTGCGAGTGACTGCAACTGCGCAGCGTCGGAAGAACTGCGACTCCGACTTCAGCTGCTGCAAGTAACTCTGGAACCCTGCAGGGTCAACTCCACGCGCTCGCAGCGTTTCACGAACACGTCGTGGCGTCGTCGCGACTTGACGGTCGCGCGACACTTGGCCTGTAGTAGTGATGACTGGGTCCTTCACTTCCTTCATTCGCAGCACGTTCACTGCGAAGTCGACTTGTTCGAACGGCCAGAGCACACTTGCGAGCCACGAATAGGTCGCGAACTGTAAGTCACGTGCCATACTTTCGTCTTCGTAACTGGAAAAGTCGGATGCAGTCTTGTGGTCCATGACCAACAGGTGACCGTTGGAGCAATTACGCGCGATCAAGTCAATCTTCCCCGTAATGAACGCGTCAGGCACTCCAGGCAACGGTACCTTCACTGGACACTCAACTGCGAGCGGAACAATGAACTCCCCCCGATAGAAGTCAGGGTACTCCATCAGTAACTGGCGTCCAATGGTCAGACGCTTTTCAAGGATACCACCACTCGCATCAGACGCTAACAGAGTTCGCGTCGCCTGATCGAAGGGCTCCTGCCACGGTTGTCCACGATAGATACGTTCGAGGGCTGCATGTACCAGAGTTCCGGATTCCAGGTACGGAGACTTCTCCGTAGGCTGTAGGTACTTCACCTCAGACAGAACCCACTGACGTGAGCACCGGTGGAGGATTTGAAGGGACGTAGGTGAATAGTTGTTCTTCATAGCTCAATTATAGGATACTTCAGTCGCTATTTCAAGGGTTTTCGATTAGAGTCAGATTAGAGATTCTTCCACGTTCTAAGAGCACGTCACGTGTGATCATAGCCTCGTCGGAGAACATGCGCTTGACGACGAGCACTTGTTGGAGCGAGTCGTCGACTGTGTCTTCTGCCACCAGTGTGTACACAGTCTTCGCATGAATGAGTTCGGGTAATTGAATGCGTGCCTGTGCTTGGTCGTTCTTGTACGGCACCCAAGCTTGCTCGAGGAACACAACTGTGTCTGCTTTCCAGAGGTCGATGCCTTCTGACATCGTGTCAATTGTGCCTACTAAGACACGTAGTTCGCCGTTCTGAAACTGCTGTTGGCGTTCCGACGACTGAGCAGGTGAGTTGTCGCCTGAGATGACGGCGGCCTTCAGGCCAGCTCGAATGAGTTCGAGACACAGCAAGGATGCAGCCTCTCGGAACCACGTAAAGACAACTACTGGCGTCTCA